TGGGGGAAAATGCTGTTGCCATGTTGTTTCTCCTAAGAAACGAAAGTTAAGTTACTTAACCCGTCCATCTGCGTATGCTTGCATGATTTCACCACTCAAAGCATCGTATCTGTCAGGTTCTGTCATCTTCAGCCGAATCAGGTCAGCCCTGCGATAAACCCTCTTTGAACTCTCACCAGTTCCACCAACATCCACTTGTGCGGCCTTCATGTTCTGCTTCCTGGCGGTTTCACCCGCTTGTTCAGTCTGCTTTGACTTGACACCACGCAACTGCTTGTAAGTAGACAGCAACTCATTGGCACTATCGTAATCGAACTCACCATCTGCTCTTGCATACAGACCAAGGCGAATAGGCGAGGATTTCACCCAATTCACAAAGTCTTGATCTTGAGCAATCTGAGTGTAGTCAGGATGCTCTTGCCCTAGCTTTTGCTGAATCTGCATCCTTTTGAAATCTACACCCGCTTGACGGGCGGCGAGAACATCAGGATGATTATCAATAGTCTTCTGAACTGCCTTCTGTGGATTTTCAAAGAAATCTACTTCAGGCTCTTCCTCTTTAATAGTCTGTTGCTTTGAACTGAGGTTCTGCTTTATGAGTTCATCAGCGAGTTTCCTTACCTCTCCCACTTCTTGCGCTTGCTTGCCAATTAGCTTTTCAGCTTCTTGGTGCATCCGAACAATGTCTTCTAGACTTTTATCCCTGTATTTATCAGGGAGTCCAGGGCTTGCTGGCGCAATGGTGTCAGATAGCTTGGATTCTTCAGCTTCTAACTCACTCTTCATCTCAGGTTCTTGGTCAATCAACATATTATCCCTTTTTCCTGCCGTTTCGGTTATAGGAGAATCAACTCGGCGTTTATGCTTGTGAGTTGTGCTTTTGCTCCCACTTCAACTGATCTAGGTGTTTTTTCTCGAACCTTCCATGCTCTGATGGGAAAGAACCAGACCACCCTTCTAGTTTGAAGTTTGGAGCAGAAAGAATGCGGTTGGCTGTTTCACCACATTCACACCTAAAACTGATCGACTCATAATCAGTCAGTCTTTCGGTTTTATGCCCGTTTGCACAGGCAAAATCAAACATTCTTTTCATTGAGTTCCTCGTATGCTCTCTCGCTGACCTCTTTCAAGGTTTTCAGCCAAGTAAGTATAGAAAGTTCACCTTTTTTGAATTGTAGGCTTTGTTCATCAGAAATCACAGATATATTATTCAAGGATGCAATCATGGTGTCAATATCCTCCACCAAGTCTTTCCATCCATCACTTCCCATCATCGAGAAGCGATCTTCATAATATTTCTGGAGTTCTGGGTTCACCAAGGCACTCCAGTAGCGGTAACAGGGTTCTTTTGCAACTCAATCTGAGCATTCAAAGAAGCCTCTACAGCCGATTTATCCACACCATTGGCCCATATCCAACCTAAGACTGTTTCTTTGGTCAAGTCAGCATAGGGAATGGTTGCAGTGCCATCACTCCATGAGCAAGTGCCGATAACAGATGCAGAGTAATCCCCATCTGTTGCATTTGCTTGCCAATGTGCGGTAGTGACAAAACCATCTGAGGTTTGTCTATCCAATTGACTTACATTCCAAACTATTGTTGACATGATTTATGCTCCTTCTAAAGCGGTTATACGGGCGGTGAGTTGGGTGATGATGAATTGTTGTTCTTGCACCAATGCAATCAAGTTTGCCATGACCTCTGAACTAGATGCTTGCATTCCTTGCATGATGGGATTTCCATCTTCATCTACGGCATCTTTAACGCCAGATACAGATGATGGGCTGACTTCTTGAAACTCATGCGCCAAAAATCCAACAAATGCAGAACCATCAACCTTCCATGTGCCTTGTTTTGGTTTTAAGGCCATGATGAAATCTTTTGCGCCTGTTAGTGGCCCTGTAATATTTTTGAGGCGGTAGTCAGATGATGTGTTGTAGGCAGTTGCAGAACCGCTTGTTGAAATTGAGCCAACAGTACCATTTCCGTTTGTAAAATAAAGTTGTGGAACGCTAGTAGTTGTTGCGCCACAGGACAATGATAAAAATGTTGAGCCTCTGTTATATCCCATGCCAGCAAAACTACTGCTTGGCATAACAGTAGTCCCCACCAGCAAGTTACCGCTGGAGTCGATGGTCATTTGCTTTGTAGCATTTGTATGAAATGTCATTGCAGCATTTGATTGCTGAATAAACGCTACTTCTCCGCTACTTCCTACTTTATCAATGTAGAAATAATCACTTCCAGCAAAATCACCGCCATCAGCATCAAGAAAAAGCCTTGCGCTACGACTAGCCGCAGTTGCACTTCCTATTGTCTGAAACCCTGCCCCTGCTCTTTGCGTTGTTGTTGTTTCACCAGAACGAAAAGATGCAATAACACTGCTTCCAGTTGACCCTAAAACATCCAATTTATAAGCTGGCGAACTTGTCCCAATACCCACATTGATTGTGCTTGCGGTGTATAGGCTTGTGCTGGTTAGGCGCAGACCTTCTGTGTTATTAGTAAGAAAACGCAATGCAGCATTTTGTGCATTGTTAATGTCCATTACATTGGATAAAGTAGAGTGCTGTGAACCATAGACAACAATTTGTCCAGACCCATCTGAGGCATCATTTCCAATTTGAACTCTGTTAACAGCACTTGCACCATTGCTACTATTAACAAATGTTCCACTACTTAAAAATCCATTTGTAGTTCCAGATGATTTAAAAGCCCCGCTCCCATCAAAAGTCAACGCACTACCCGTAGTTAGCGCATTTGAGCCATTGAGATAGGCCACACCATTGATAGTTCCGCTAGTCAGAATAGGATTCTGTGCAAGAGTCGCAACTTGACCAGTGCTGATGCTTACTGCCTGAGTAGTTCCATTGGTCTGAAGTGCCAATGCTCCTGCACTTGCTACTGCGCCAGAATTAAGGGAGACTTGAGTTGCCATGATTTACTTTCCTTTAAGGTGTTCCATTTGCAACTATGTTAGTTACAGATGTAATGACTCCAGTTGAAGACATTGATGCAATTGTCGTTGCCCCATACTTGAATATCAACTTTCCACCACTTTCTTCAATCGTGAAGTTTGTAGTCAAGAGTTTAGGTGTTGATGCCGCAGTTCCAGTGGTATTCTGGTTGAATGTTGGAAATGAGGTCAAAGATGCCGCTGATCCATTGGGAGCCAACACATCAGTACCAATCACCAAACCAAGGTTAGTTCTTGCCCCAGATGTAGTAGTTGCACCTGTACCACCATTCAAAACCGCAACAGTACCCGTCACATTAGATGCTGTGCCTGTGGTGTTCTGGTTAAAAGTCGGGAAAGAGGTCAGACTCGCTGCCGATCCACTTGGAGACAGAACATCTGTTCCTATGACCAGCCCTAGATTGGTTCTGGCATCACCAGCAGTAGATGCGCCCGTACCACCATCAGCAACTGCTAAATCTGTGATACCCGTGATTGAGCCACCAGTGATGGAGACATTGTTTGCCGCTTGGGTAGCAATTGTCCCAAGACCACTAATGTCAGTAGTGGTCAGAGTAATAGCACCAGTACGCCCTGCAACTGAAGTTACAAGGTCAGTGTTATCTACTTTTTCCCAAGCAGTGCCATTAAAGATGGCCCAATCACCTTGCGTCCAAGTCGTAATGCCATTGAGATTGGTTGAACCTGTTACAGAGACAACATAGTAGTCTCCCTTTGTTCCTACGCTAGAAACAAGGGTTGGCGTGTTGGTTGATGCGTTCCAAGTGCCTTCATAGTTCACAAATCCAGCCATAGCTGTAATTTGAGACTGAAGACTTGTCAGAGTATCAAGTACAGACTGAGAAGTACCGCCACCATTGGTAATAACTTTGATGCGTTCAGCAACATCAAAAGGAACAACCTCACCAACATTGATCTCACGACCATTATCAAGAGTGATGACAAGGCTACCATCAAAATCAATGCGAGCAGCGGAAACACCAGTACCATCAGAACCATCAACTCCATCACGCCCAGGTGAACCATCTCTACCTGCTGGCCCCGTTGCTCCTGCTGGCCCTTGCTTACCATCTCGTCCATCTTTGCCATTCTTGCCATCCTGACCATCTTGTACAGAGGCAACTTTGCTCTGAATCTCGCCATTCAATTGAGCAAACTTTTGCTCCATGTCTGACTTGATCTTCTTCAAACCTTGGATAACAAGTTCAGCACCCTTGCCAATAGATTCACTCTTAGCCTTGGCAATCTTCTCAGCGGCAGACTGTTGCAAAGCAGTAATGATCTCCATCTGCTGTTCAGCAGAGATTCCATCAATTCCTAGCTTACGCTCAAGGTCAGCAATGTCCATTTAGGTCAATTCCCTGGAAAGACGATTGAGAAACTCATCTTCAACGCTCGACATTTTGCCCTTCTTGTCAGCCATTTGCAACTCAACAATCTTGGACTTGTTCTTAATGTCAGCTTCTTTCAGCATCAATTCAGCAATCTTAACCCGCTTATCAAACTCTTTAGAACCAGCATCATCTTGGTTTGGCAGGTTCTTGGTCATTGCCGCCATGTTTTTGGCCTGAATCTCTTGAGGCATCAACTGAGCCTCAATCGACAACTTCTGTGCTTCTGCACGATTCTGTTCAGCTTGAGTTGTATTAACAGCAATCTGAGCCTGGGCCGCTTGCATAGCCAACTGCTGTTGCATCTGAGCCATTTGCTCTGCTTGCGGATTGGGCTGGCTCATCTTGGTCAATTCTTCCATCAACTCATAGCGGTTGGTCAGGGAAGAATTAGCCAAAACACCCTTAAGAATTAGCGGCAACACAGGAGTGTTGGGGCCAAGGGTCTGGAGCAAACCAATGAACATCTGTTGCTCATGCTCACGGGCGATGATGCCCAAGGTAGCAGTAGGAATGAAGGTCATGTCCACTGAAGGGTAACGTTCTGGGTCAAACTGCATATACCTGAAAGCCGCCTTTTGAATAAAGGGAATCAGGAAGTCTTCTTGGAAGTTCACCAAAGTACGCTTGTACTTCTTGATGATGGTGGCGATAGCCATAGACATACCACCTTGGCCCATGTCTCTAGCGCCAGCAGTAACCATGCCTTGAGAATCCAAAGTTCCCGTGGATTGCAGGAGCATACGCTCAAAATCCTTGGCGGTGGCTAGGTTGTTGCCATCAGTCTGCCCAAACTTAAAGGGATACAGAATCTCTGAAGGTGCGCCATTGGTGAGAATGGCTTTCCCAGGCTTGACTTCAAACTTAGCACCACGGGGCAGACGGGTTGCATCCATGGCAATCATGGGGCTAGTGGTCAGCGCCAATGAATCCAAGTGAGAACGAATCTGAGCATCAATAGCCTTTTGCATATTGAAGGCTTTTTCCACTGTCCCACGACCTAAAAGACGATTTGGAACAGTGTCATCTTGATAGGTCAGAACAGGGCGATCCTTCATCATGTAAGGATTTGCCTCTGCTTTGAGCAACTGCCCATCGTTGGCAATCACGACAATGGCCTCAACCATGTCTGAATATTCCTCAGCAGCGGAACTCTCAGGGAATAAATCAACAATATTCCTGTTTTCCTCAAGGTTCTCTAGGTACTCACGGGGAACCAGACCATAGTAGGTGAGCAAAAGCACCTTTTCATCCTGGTACTGGCTTACTTCTTGAGTAGCCTCTAGGTCAGTGTCTTCATAAGTGGGCGTAATATCTACTTTGCGGTAGATACCACGCTCAATGCCTTCAACAATCTTGTGAATAGAGATGTATTTCTCAATTGCCACCCCCATGCAGTCATCAACTGAGGTTCCATTGGGGTCAAAGAGGAAGTTCTTTGGATTTACAGGTGAAATCTTGACTGCAATGCGGTCTTTTTCAACTACTCCAATGGCAGCTTGTCCCATTTGCCCAGGAATTGCCTGAGTAGAGGGTACATACTGCTTTTCAGTCTTAACGACAATCTCGCCAATGCCTGTGCCGTAAATCTCTGCCATCAATTCAATGGCATCAATGGATTTGCGAATCTTGTCCCGCTTGAAATCCTCCATCAACTGGGCTTTGATGATGCCCACATCAATGGGGTTGTTGTTCACATCCCGAATGTCATCTTGAATGTCAAAGAATTCCCCTTGACCAAAGATAGCTTCCATGATCTCAGCATGGCGAGTCTCTACTGCTTGTTGGGTGGCGGGGGTTACGATGCGTGAACGCTCAGACTCACGGGTTTTGTCTTCAGATGCCCACTGACCACGAAAGATGCGCTCGTATTCCAGATAATCAGGCAGGTAGTTGGTGTCTCTCCAATCACGCCAGCGGTTGCAATGGTCAGTAACAAAATCAGTCAGGTCTTTATCAGCCTGTGTAGGCTCATAAAACTCACCTTGCTCTAGCTTTTCTTGATTATCTGTTGCCATAGTGTTACCTTATAGACGAACCGATTGTATTGCCAAATGGATCGCTGTACATGGGAGAGGTTTGAGGTGCTGGCATCCTTAAATCTTGAGGTGTTGCAAAAGGACTCAATCCTTGTTGAATTCGATACAAAGCAAAACGCTCTGCTTTGTCGTAAATCTCTGGAGTTGGCTCACCACCACGACTCAAAATATCAATTTCTTGTGCGGTAAGAGTGGGCACTATTAAAGGATATTGAATAGTTTGACCATTTACCTCAAAGGAAGATGACAATTCAGTCATCGTCCCACCTTCTGATGTAGGAATTGGGCCAAAAAACCCTTTTCCTTTTGCCTGTATATTGTCCTTTAGAGATTCAGAGTATCTAAACCCATAAGGCGCAAGGTTGCCATAACTAGAAATTCCCAAATAGTCTCCAAATAGTCCCTTGACTATGCTGGATTCATTTTGGTTCATTTCCTCGTTCATTAAACCCCCGATATGATGTCTACAGGCTCCCACTCTTCATCTTCTTCACTCTCAAAGTAAGATGTTACAGCCAATTGGTCAATATAACTCAAAGCATCAGGAAGGTCATCATGTACGCCA